ACCCAAGTTTCCGTAAAACTTTGCCTGTTGAGGTAGACCGTCTCTGCCGACCAGCTGCACTGTTCCTTTGAGACTGTGCAAGTTTGCGTCAAGGTGTTGATCTCTCACCTCTTTTATAGCATCGCCCTCAGCCATCAATGCGTTGTAGTTTTCAATAGACAGCTCAGTGTTCGGAGAGTCGGGATCTATTGAAGTCAAGTCATCGATTGTGGTCCCTTGAGGGCTGTTCTCTAAAAACTCGTCAACAGATGCCCATCGAATCGCTTTGTCTGTCTGCTCATCCGTAATTTGAAGTGGGATCCGTGCAGCATCAGGTTGCTTGGCAATTTCTTTGCGTAGAACATGAATATACGGATTTAGATCCCTTGCTTCAGGACTATCTAAGTCGATAGTCTTATTGTCGATACGAATGTAGGCTTTGTTGTTTTTATCGACGAATAGCGTAAAGTCAGTAGATGGTCGATTGAGTAGCTTAGCCGCGGTATCCTCATAAACTTCACCAGCTGTATTGCGCGAAAGCTTTGCGATTGAAGGACCGTCTGCCTCGAGTATTTGCATAACTTCTCTGGGAGAAGCCAAATACTGGTCGTCACCAATCCCGACCAGAGCGAATATGCCGGGCTTGCCTTCGAACTCAGGATGCGTTCTCAAACTTTTCGGTAGTATGAACGTGCCGAGTAAGTCATCGACTTGTTCGGAGTCACTGCTGAGGTCAACCGTAACGATACCTGGCTGCTTGGGGCGATCGAGCCGCCCCAAAGGACCGAAACGTCGTCCCAGCACAGTGCGTTCACTGACAGGCCCCACGCCCAAACGAGCCACGTTACCCGCGTTTAGCTGACGGTAAAACTCGTCGAGAGCGTTCATTGCGGCACCGCCAGCAACTACCTTACCGTCAATGACACTTGCGACCATATCAACTCTAAAGCCGTTTTGTGCCGCCCATGAGGTGTCATCACCATCAATCAAACTACGTAGCAGAGCCTCATAATTTTGAGGGTTTCGCGCCTGCCTTTGACTGTCTGATAACCCTTCTATCTCTTTCCCCAGACGCTGAGCCAGATTGAAGTAATACTGATAGTTTGCGACTTTGTTTTTATAATCATCGTGCTTTGCTTTGGTCTGTTCAGCCGCACCTAAAGTTTTGACCTCAGCCCCGTAGTTTTTGCGGGCTTGCTCCGCTCGAGTCGTAGCTGCCTTAAGCAAATCGTTCAGTGCGTTTACGTTTTCGTCAAAAAAGTCAGCCGATTTATCTTTCAGTGTGTTGGGTAAGTCAAACCGGGTTTTTTGAAAGTTCGCAATTTCTCTGTCGATCTTAGCCCCGTCTATGAAGCGGTTTACAGTTTCGTTGTAAAGCGCAGTGCCTTCTCCTGCTTCCCCCATCAGTGTTTTAAGGTTGTCTTTAATTTCCCGATTCAACTTTTCTTGTGATATCGAAGGGTCTCTAGCGTCCGTAGATAAAATCTCAAACAGTCGCTGCCCCGCCCCTCCGTCAGTGCTTAGACCTGACTCAGCCAGAAACATACGAAGCGCATGCGGTCTCTGTATACGACCCACTCGATTAAGGGTTGCTGGATCGCTGTCATATACTCGCGCTAACGCGGTAAACCCAGCAGTTACGTCGTTTTTGGCTAGGGCTGCCGCGTTGTTGACAATTGCAGGTGAATATCGAGACCGGTCAGCTTCAAGCTTCTGTTCAAGTTCAGCCGCCTTTGTGAGCGCGGTTACTAAGGTGTCGTACCGATCTTGACTATAGTTGATCTGCAGCTCAACTATACTGGATTGAATATTTTGATTGGCGATAATGAATTCAGCTTCATTGTTGAGGCGCTCTATCTCAAGCTTGTTTACGGCCTTCAATGAATCTATATCCATCTGACCTATGATATCCATCACAGCCAATAAGTATTTAACCTTCATTTCATAAGGAAAGCGCTGACCTGGGGAGTACGATACCCGTGTGTCTATTCCTTGAGATAGAAGACTTTCTCGCTGAAGATTTGGGTCGATACCTATCGTGTCTGACATCTTAGTTTCCTTACCTATCCAACTTGATTTTGAGCTAATAAGGCATTCAGTCTCGCCAACTCAATCATTTGTTCGTCATAAGGTGATTTCGTGTACCCAGGCGTTGTTGCTGCCGCAATCTCCTCTTCTTTCGCTGTCATGGGCTGACCCACACCGAGAATAAAGTTTCTCGTAGCCTGCTTCTGCGCAATGTCGGCTGCCATCTTTTGTTGTGCTTCAGCGGTTCTTCTGGCCGACGCAGCTTCGGCGGCCTCCATCGCACCGCGTCTTATCGCTCCTTCTTCTGCAGAAACGTCAGCTATCTGACCCGCAGCGTCAGCGTATAGGCCGCTTTGCAGTTCGCCCCCTGCGCGCCTTTGACGAAACATATCACCCATCATTTTGCGTCGTTCATTTCGAACACTCTGCAGCGCTCTTTCCGCTTCGAGATTTGCCGCGAGCCTGTCTTTGTCTGACGTACCTACCTGTTGCGCTTCTTCGCGGGCTCTCTGTCTGAGTTTTTTCGCGGCTTTTGAGTCGGCTCTACCTTCTTTCGTCGCAAGCTGACCTAACTTTGACAGCGCCACAAGTGTCGCTCGTTGCTTTATTCCTGGCAGCCGACCGAGCAGGCTGCCTTTGTATTGGTCCATTAGGTAGTCGGTCGGAGTTGTACCTCCACCGCCTGTCGTGGCTGTAGGTTGAAGTGACGTACCCGCTATGTTTGATGCAGGTACGGCACCCGCAGCCCCGACAGGTGCCGCTGGTGCGGTGGCCAGAGCCTGCCCTGCGAATGCTTGCCCCGCACCTCCCGTTGCTATTAAACCTGCTGGTCCAATTGTCATACCACACCTCCTAAACTCGAACCAAGTATATCGTGTTTCTCTAAAGAATGGTTAAGACTCGCGCATTGCGAATACCAAAAGTCAATCGCTGATAAAACTTGTGGTTGAATGTCGCTGATCTTTGACCGACTTTTCGATTGACCTCAGCAACCAAAGTCCCCTCGTTTTCGTCTAAAGATCTGTCGATTACAGGAGACATGTAAATCATTAAGTCTAAGCTGTGCCAGCCTGCGGATACGTTTGTCTCCATATGATTCATGTCCCATTGCATCGACACAGCAGGCTCTCTTCGAGTTGTCTCAAAAGTCTTTTTTGCTCCCGTAGCCGGTCGGTCTTCTACTTTACGGCTACCGGAACTGCCGCTGATGCCTAATAAAACAGACTGAGGTATGGCTCTTTGAGTGTGTTGCAGCGCAGACCCGTCAAGTCTTGCTTTGATCGACATATCGAAGTTTCGACTACGAAGAGCCGCCATATCAGCTTCAGTAAATATCTTGAAAGGGGAGAAGAAGAAAGACCACTCCCATAGAGCCAGAGATACGTTATACGGTACATAGATTCGTACTGAGCCGCCGATAATCGGTCTGAAGTCACCGGCAGAAAACGCAGAACTATCTTCGCTGATATCTGAAAACGAGTCACTAAAGTAGTCTACGGTGTCGACTAAGAATTCTTGTTGGCCGCGGCAAACTTCTCGAGGCCACACATGCTCGTCGCTTACTTGAAACGAGCTGTGTAAGTTGG